GCACTCAACAAAGGCGCAGGCAGCGAAGCGTCCCTGCCCCTAACTTTGCGCGTCCTCAGACGCGCCCTCCAAGCTGCTCTTCCCCCCAAGATTCCGTAAAGAACCAAAAATAAGGCAGGTACACAGCGCAAATGGGTGTACCTGCCTTTTCATTTACTTCCGCTCAATCACCGTCTGGCTGTCGCTGACGCCCGGGGTCGTCGGGTCAATCACAACGCCCAGGGTGCTCAGCAGGGACAGCAGCGCCGCACCCAGCTGCATCACCTGCTCCTGCGCCACCGTCGTCTCAATGCCGAACAAGTCCAGCAGGTTGAATACGAACGTGCAGACGACTGCCAGCAGCGTCGTCAGCCAAACCTTGTTGTGGAAACGAAGCGACCAGTTGATTTTCATGCAATCATCCTTTCTGTGCAAATCTTTTTCTTCACGCTGGAAGAAAAATGGGAGGAAAAGCGTTTTGTTTGTGGAAATGGTACATCATCCGACAACGAAAGGGGAGATTCTGATGAAGAAACGTGTTTTGTCCGCCTTGATGGCGCTGCTCCTGCTGATTCCTGCCGCCGGAAGTGCCGAGGAAGCGCCGATGCTGCTGGAATCCTACGCTTCACGCGGCGCGCGGCAGGTGACGTTCGCCTATCCGGAAGGGTGCACGGTGGAGGTGGAGGACAAAATCGGGACGATGGTGTTCATGGATGATGAAACCTATGTGGTGGTGGTCGTGACCCACAAGGGCAGTTCCGGCATCGACGAGATTCGGGAAGCTATCGGCGATTCGTCGCTGATTTTCGCCCTGACCGACGACATGCACCTTTACGCCACGCATGGGATGCTGAATTATCCGCTGCTGACGAATTACGATTACGTCGAGGTGGGGCTGAATCTTCCCGGTGGCGTGGATGTAGTCGTTGCATCCCAGTGCCTCTATGGGGATACGGCGGTCTACGATCTGCTGCTGACCATCGTCGGCTCGCTCACGGATGCAGCGCCGCTGCAAACGTGGCTGGAGGAAACGTGGATTCCATTGGTGACGCAGGAATGACCATCGGGGGGCTTGGGTGGACGCGCGTTCCACCCTTTTTCTTATGCCGCCATCCGCCCGCGAATCTCCTGCAAGCCATGCTCCGCCTCGTCCATGCGCCCCTCCAGCCGGTAGGTGCGCTCAATCAGGTTGTTGTGCTGGGCGACGCGCTTTTCCAGCTGCGCCAAGCGGTACTGCGTCAGCCGGGAGGACGCCAGCACGCCCGCGCACGACCCCGCCAGCGTGCAGAAGCCCGAAATCAGCGCCACCAGCAGCGATTCGCTCATGCGCCGCCTCCTTCCAGCGCCGCCCACGTCTGTTTGCCGACGATGCCGTCCACCGCCAGACCCCGCTCGGACTGGAAGCCCTTCACGCTGCACCGCGTCATCGTGCCGAAAATGCCGTCTACGGCAAGTTCGTAGCCCGCGCGGTTCAGCAGCGTTTGCAGCAGGCGGACGGAATCGCCCCTGCTGCCCGTGCGGAGGGTCGGGCGGGACACGCTGGACGGAGTGGACACGGCGGAATCGCCCGCAGAATTGATGCTGCTGGTTTCAGCCACGTCCTTCAACCAGCCCCAATAGCGCCATTTGCCGATTTTGCTGTCCGCCTTGACTGCCATGCCTTCGGTGGAGGCGTGGACGATGCGCAGCGGCGACACGCTCGTGACCAGCCCGATGTGGCAGAAGTCGCCCAGCCCGTCTGAAAAGCGCGCGGGCGTTTCGGATTTCCACTTGAACACCGCCATGCCGGGGCAGAGGTCGGCGGCGGATGCAATCGTACCCGAACGGGCGAGGTACTTGCGGAAAATGGTGTTGCTGCCGTGGTAGATGGATGCGCCCTGACGGCGGAACGCGCGGACGAACATGCCGGAACAGTCGATGCCGCGCGCGTCGTTCGTGCCGGGGGATGCATAGGGGAAGCCGATGCAGGCTTCAAAGTCGCTGATGAACTGCTCAAGGTTGAGCAAAAAATCACCTCCAATGATAATGAGCAATGGGATAGTGTGCGTAACCTGTGGATAAACACGCGGAAGCAGTATGCAGATGCGACCAACTGAATCGCGCGAAAGGGTCAAGGGAGGAACTCCCTTGTCACGTTCCCATCTTCTCGATGACCTTCAGCGTGATGACGGAGGTCACGAAGCCGCCGGGGTTTGTGGGCATCATCAGCAGGGAGTGCTGACCGGAATCAACCGCGCCGGTAGACGTGCGGCGGAGGTAGGGGAGCGCATCGAGCGACTGCGTTTTGCCCCACACGCTGTACGGGATTTCCGTGCCGTCCACCAGGATGGTTTGGATGTATACGCCGTTGTCCGCCGTCATCCGCATCACGCAGGACAGCACCGACGGGTACTCATCCAGCGTGAAGGGGTGCGAAATCGGGGCGGTGTAGGTGCCGGTCGCGCGATTGCGGAAGGTCAATTCCGTCAGCTTGCCGCCGATGAGCTTGCTTGCGTTCACCTCGCGCAGCAAATCGGCGATTTCGTCGGACAGCGCGGGCTGCCGGTTTGCCAGCGTCAGCGTCACCCGACCGGGCTGCCCGAACACGTCCGGAATGTGCATGGCGACAATGCGCTCCACCAGCACCGTATTTTCCTCCGGCAGCGCCAGTCGGAAACGCTGCCCCAGACGGAACGTATCCAGCGTTTCGCCCGTGATGCGCGAGAGGTCGATGCCCTGCAGCTGCACCGTCGCGGTCGGCTGACTGTGCCGCTCCAAGTAGCGCTCCGCCACGCGCTTCAGCGTATCCGCATCCATGATTTGGTCACTGGTGAACGTCCGCGCGGCAATGCCCCACGTTTTCGTGTCCGCCGCGTCGATGTATTCGCGCCCCAGCAGCGGGGTCAACGTTACGCGGTCAAGCCCCTGCCCGCAGCCATAGGGGAACACGCGCGTGCAGAGCCGGCTCGCGTCGCGTGTGACGCGCACGGTGCTGATGTTGCGCGTCAGCCGCCCTTCGCACGAAATTTCCTCCGGCAGCTTGCGTAAATGCAGCTTCCACGGCAGCTTCGTCTGGTCGAACGCCCAGCAGAGGTTCGGGGGCAGCATGTCCAGCAAGCTCGTCAGCGCGGCGTAAATTGACTGCGTCTGCCCAATCGCGGAAATCACCAACCCCTCGTCCGCCTCGACGTCGCCCACCTGCCAGCGGATGCGCGTCTGGTAGCTCAGGATGCGCTTGAGGATGGTTTGCACGTTTTCCGCGTACGTCAGCGCGGGCAGCATGTCGTCCGCCAGTGTCGCCATCCCGTGCTCCAGCTGCACCACGCGCCGCAAGCCCGGCTCTTCGCTGATGCTGGAAACGCGGTAAATCTCGTCATCCCCGAAGCCGTCACAAAGGCGCACAAAGTCCCGCACACAGACGGGTGCATCCTCCGGCGGCAGCACCATTTCCGCCATCGACAGCGGCTGAAGCGAACGGTCAACCGTCAGGCGAATCGGGTGCAGATCCGCGCGCGGCTTCATTTTGTCGTCCAGCAGACACGGCAGATTCATCAGCAATACCTCCCTTTGCACCGCCCGGACACAAACGCCGCAGAGCCGGCTTCCACGCGGATTTCGTTCAGCACCCCCGGCCGCAGCAGCAAATCATCCGCGCTATCCGGCGTGCGATAGGGCAGAATGGACACTGTGCTGTCATCCGACACCATTTCCGCCGCGAAAACGCCCGCGTCGTGGTGAATCCGAATTGCCGCGCCGGGGGCAAGTGTCAGCCCCTGAAAGCTGATTTTCCCCGCGGCGGATACGGTCAGCGCCGTGATGGCAGCGTCGCCAATGTTGCGAATCAGCAGGTTCAGCGGCGTTTCGGGCGCGTCGCCGGGGACGGCAAGGAGCTTAGACGGCGCATCGGACGTGTTCGGCATCAGGAAACTTGTCTCCGCCGCGTCCTCCCAGTAGGGGCAGGAGAAGGCGGTGAAAACAAGCGAGAGCGTCTCCAGCCAGTTGAGCGTGCTCATGGTCGGATACTGTGTGCAGACGACGCGCAGCACCCGCTTGCCGTCCTCATGCAGCGTCAGCACGCCGCCCGCTTCCGCCCACGCCGCCACAAGGTGCAGCAGCTGATGCCGCGCGGCGATGTCGTATTCCTCAATCAGGAAGCGGACACGCAGGGACAGCTGCTCCCGCTGGCGGCGCAGCAGGTGCAGCCCGCCGCCGATGCGGTTTGCCGTCACCGTCCGCACGGCGGGCGCAAGCTCCTCCACATCTAGCAGGTGAATCCGCGCGTCAAGGTCGCGCAGGGTCGTGCCGTTCAGGGCACAGTAAAGCCGGTCAGCCAAGGGGAATGCACCTCCTTTCTCATGTGTACCTCCGCTGATTTACCTGCCGCGCGATGATGGCGGAGATAATCGGCGTGAGCGCTTCCGCCAGCGCGTCGTAGTCAATGGCGGGCGTTTCGGTGGATTCGGGATTTTGCGGGGCGTCGGCAAGTACGTCAGGCTGCGTCATGCGTCTCCTCCTTCCACCAGTACAAGCGCGCGGGCAGATTTACGTCGCCCGGACGGTCATTCTGCGCCAGAAACGTGAAGGGCAGTTTGCCCGCGCCATCGGGCACACTCGTCAGCGATGCGCCGGAAATGCAAAGCGGGTTGCGCAGCTCAATCACCAGCAGCCCCCGGCTTGTCGTACCAATCCAGCATAGGCGGGAAAGCGGCTTGCGCGTCTGCTTCGGCGTGAGGGTCGTTACGCGCTCGGTCATTTCCGTGTCCGACGGCAGCAGGCGCGCCAGATTTTCGGGCGTTACGTCCAGCATTGTGCCGCTGAGGGTGACGCGCCAGTCAATCAGGCGGATGCTCCCCGCAAACGGCAACCGGTGCGAACCGCTCTCCGGGTCGAACTCGCGCGGCACAGCGCGGAAGATGCCGCCGCCGCACATCGTGCCGATGCGCTTCGTATCATCCGCGACGGCTTCCGCCATGCAGTCCAGCGGGTCGCGGCTGGAAAGCGCCTTGTCAAGGTCGAAGCCGCAGAGCAGCATCCCTTCGCCCAGCTGCAAGTACTCGGCGGACGCGGGATGATGGGAAATCAGCAAAGAAATTCCTCCTTTCGCATGGAATAGCATTGATTCGGATAGTGGGTGAACGCCATCGTCATCCGCAGGACGGTGATGCCGCCCTTTTCATGCCCGATGGCGCATTTGGGGGATTGCAGCAGCGCCAAGCCGCCGCCGTAGTGCACCAAACTGCCGGAAAAGCGCATCACCCGCGCCATTTTCTCGGCGATCCGCGTGTGGCTGTCCCCGCCGCGCTCATAGCAGCAGAGGGTGATTTCGCCCGTGCCGCCGAACGCCGCGGGGATTTTGGCGGATACCACCGCGTATGGGTACGGCGCGTCCGGCGGAACAGTTCCTTCATAATATACATCGCCCAGCAGGGCGGAAAAGCGGCTGACCAGCGCGCGAAGCAGCGTCATGCGTCCGCCTCCATTCTCTCCAAGCGCACCTCGGCGTAGGGGAAACCTGCGCCCAGCGGCGTTCGCCTGTCCTCCGGGCGGGAGCAGACGCGGTAGTGCGCGCCGTCCTTCTCGCGGCGGATGATGTCGTCCAATTTCAGCGGCGTTTCCGGCGGGCAAAGCAGATACGGTGTCACGCGGATGAACGGTTTTCCGCCGCGCTCGCCCTCTTCGCCCAGCGCATCCGCCAAGGCGGCGCGGAAGGGCAACTCGGTCACATCCTGCTGGAGCTGCCCGCCGCAGGGGTCGGGGCAGAAAGTGGATTTCAGCAGCGTAAACGGCTCGAAGTAGTCCGTCAGCATCAGCCCTTCACCTCCGGGAACATCCGCAAATACGGGCGCAGGCGGCGCTCAAAGACCTTCTCCCACGCACTCGAACTCTGGCTGCGGCTGTACGAGCCGAATTTCTCCGTCAGCAGCGTTTCGTCCGGGTGCTTGTCCGCCCAGTCGCGAATGTCGCGGCACAGGCGCAGGAAATCCGCCGTCGGGGACAGGAGATGGAGCAGTCCGCGCCAGCTCCCATCCGCCGCATCCGGCAGTTTCCCGTTTTCGTCCAGCTGGTGGACGCCATCGAGCGAGCCGGAGCCCTCGATGGCGACCCACGCGCCGGGCGCAAGAGGCGGGTCAAGGTCAATGATGCCGTCCGCAACGGTGAACGTGCCGGTCAAAGTCGACGCAATGAAGTAGTTGCGCATCTGCCGCATCACGTCCTGTACGGTTACGGTCATCAGGGGAATCCTCCTTTCGGATTAAGCCGTAATGGTGTGGATATACACGCCGTCGGGCTGCACGACCTTGCAGCCGCACAGGTTCAAGCCCTTCACGCCGTCGCAGAAACCCTTTTCCGGGCGGTACGCGTCCGTGCGGGCAATCTGGTTGGCGAACGTGACCGCATCGGGAATCATGGCGATGATTTCGTTCGTCAAATCAGCGCTGACGTAAATGTCAAAGCCTGCCGCGCGCCCGATTGCGCCCTCCGCCAGCCGCGCTTCCGCCGCCGCGGAGCCGTTGACGAACCGCTCGTCCATCAGCAGCTGACCTTCAATCGCAATCGGCACAATCAGCTTGCGCTCAAAGCGCGGGACGTGCTTGAGGTCAAGCGCGTTCTTGATGCTGATGAGCAGCCCGTACAGTCCGCCCTTGTCCGCCGTCGGAATCGCGCCGGACACTTTCGTGCCTGCGCCCTTGCGGATGGTAGCGAGGATGTACTTCTCGGCATCCTCCGCCAGCTGATAGGCGGCGTTGCGCATCGCGCCGTCCATCAGGTCAACGCGCGCCTGTGCCGCGTCCACGTCGCCGATGAGGAAGTTGTAGTACGCGCCGTGGTCGATGGTCAGCACAATGTCCGTGCCACTGAGGGCTTCCGGCTCGGCGAGGTCCTTCGTCGGGTCGTAAGGGCGGACGGTAATGTCCGACAGGTTGGAGATGTGAACGGTGTCGCCCCACTGGCTGATTTCGCCCTCGTAATTGCGGGAGCAGAGCGAGCCGAACACCAGCGCCTTATGGAAGTTCTCCTGCAGGCGCGCAGACCAAACCTTGGGGATGAAGCTGGAAATAGCCATATGGTATTAATCTCCTTTCGATAGTACGGAGCAGACACTGCTCCAGTTTCGGTTGATGTCCTCCTGCGACATGCGGCGCACATCCTCCTTTGTCAGCGGCGGCGCGGCGGTCACAGGCGGGGAAACGACGTCGGTCGGCAGGCGCGTCGGCTGCGCGAAGAACGCGCCGTACTGCGCCTTGAGGGGAGTAAGCAGCGCGTCCGGGTCGGTGATTTCGTCGCCGTCAAACGCGCTTTCGTCGGGGTGGAGGGCAAGCAGCAGCAGATCCAGCGCGTGAGGATTTGCCCCGGCGCTTTGCAGGGCAGCGCGAAGATTCGCATGGCGCGCCTGCTGATGCTTTTCCGTCTCCACCTGCTGACGATAGGAATCAAACTGCCCGCCCAGCGCCGACAGTTCCTCGCGGGCGCTGTCACGGGCCTGGCACGCCTCGTCGCGCGCCTGTGTCATTTCGGCAAGCGCCGCCCGGATGCTTTCGAGCTGCGCCGCCTCGCCGCGTGCGGTATCGCGCTCCTGCCGAAGCGCGTCGATGGATTCCGCGTGAGCGGCAATGATGCGTTCCGCCGCATCAGGCGAAATCTGCAATTCCTTCAGCAGACTGCGGGTCAGGGACATGGAAGTACCTCCTTATAAGTTGAAGCGTTTCTGCAAGGGGAATCGTCCGCGTTCCCTTTGCTGCGAGAAAAATCAAGTGGGGGAGTGTCCGCTGCGAAGGGGTCGAGAGGGCGATCGCAGACTTCGTCTGTTTTCATTGCCCCCTCGTCGCCTCTGCAAAGGCGAAACCCCTGCTTGCGGGAAAGACCAGCTATGGTCGGAAGTCAGGCAATCTGGTCGCGCCCATTTGGCGCGACACTGCATAGATGTTGGGTAGAGCAGCTTGGGGGCGCTCCTGCGGGAGCGCAAAGTTACTGGCAGGGACGCTTCGCTGCCTGCGCCTTTGTTGAGCGCTTCCTTGGAATTGGTCGCCCGCGAAACGGTTGGGGCGTTGCCCCAAACCCCAGCAGGGACGCTGTCCCTGCACCCTGCAAGGGGCAGACGAAAAGGGACGAAGTCCCCCCTTGACCCGTTTTGGGCACCGCGGCTTGAGCGCGTTTCAGCGGCGCTATGGGATAGCAGCGTTAAACCGGGTTCCCCGCGCCCTTCACCAATCCCCCAATCTCCTCATCCGCGATATACGGATTCAACCGCAGCGCCGTCCGCTGGTCAATATCCTGCCGCATGTTCTGAATATCCGCCACCAGCTCACTCTCATTGGCAATCGCCTGCCGCTTGAAGTGAATCTCCTCCGTCTCCAAGTGCAGCAGCGTCAGCAGCTCCTGCATAAAGTGCCGCACCTGCCACTCGTACCTGTCCGCCTTCAAATTCAAGTTCGCCATTGCCGCGCGAATCGCCACATTCGTCAAGCTCCCGCCCGTCAGCGAAGCCATATCCAGCGCCATGTAGTCGTTGTACAGTGCCCGCTCCAGCAGGTTCAGCGCTGCCTGACGCGCGGCATAGGGCACCTCAATCGTGTGCGGCTCGGCGGTTGCGCCGCTGCCCGAACCGTCGGAGAGGTTCGCCACCGCCTTGATGCGGCTGATTTCCTCCAGCATTTCGGCAATGTCCTCCGTCGTGCCGCTGAAGTTGTTCAGCACCCAGTAAACGTCGTTGGCGCGGGCGAGGTTGTCCGCAAAGTCGGAGAGAATGTTGTCGTACGCGTCGATTTTCGCCTGAATCGCCGGTGTCAGTTCGCTTTTGCCCTCCTGATTCGCGTAGAGGGGGATGAGCGGCAAGCGCCCGTAGCCTTGACGCTCCACGTCGAGGGTATCGCCGAGTGCGTCGCGGCGGAGCGTGCGCACATACGCCGTTTTCTCCCGGACGACATCGACCTGCTTGCCGCTGACGCGCAGGATGCTCACGCCGTCCTGCTCGAACAGGCGCAGGAACATCGGGCGTTTTGCGCCAAGCTGCCAGAACTGCACGCCCAGCATGAGTTCGCCGGTCATTTCGTCCAGCAGGGGGAAAAATCCGCTGCCCGCCGCCCGCGCCATCTCGATGATTTCCAGATGGTCGGCGTTCCAGTAGCCGTAGCTGACCCCGTGCAGCAGGGCGCATTCGCCCAAGCGGGAAAGAAGGTGGTCGAAATCCGCGCCGAGACGTTTCTTCGTCTCCTCCGGCAGTGAAACGCCTTCGGAGAGCAGAAATTGGTTCTGCTGCGTGACGAAGCGGAACAGGAAGCTGCTGCCGATGCGGTTGCCGACGACGTCTTCCGTTCCCGCGCGGACATGGCGGCGGCCGTCTGTGCCGCGCGTCTCGATTTTCCGGGCGCGGAGGATGGTCTTGCGTGCAATGGTGGAGTTTTCGCCCCGGAAGTAGCTGCTGGCGCTCAGCGCGCGGACGAACTCCGCCGACGCCTTGAACTTCTCGATGGCCTTGCACAGCAGGGCGATTTTGTCCTCCGCGGCGAGGTAGTCTTGGTAGGTGTAGGTGGTAAACATGAAACCTCCTTCATGATGTTAGAAGATGTTGCGCGTTTTGCGGATGTTCCCGTTCTCACAAGCCGCAATCAAAATCCAGTTGCATGGTGGTGCGCTGCGAAGGGGTGTCGGGGGCGATCGCAGACTTCGTCTGTTTTCATTGCCCCCTCGTCGCCTCCGCAGAGGCGAACCCCCTGCTTGCGGGAAAGACCAGCTATGGTTGGAAAGACCAGCAGGTCGGTCGCGCCCATCTGGCGCGACACTGCATAGATGTTGGGTAGAGCAGCTTGGGGGCGCGTCTGAGGACGCGCAAAGTTACTGGCAGGGACGCTTCGCTGCCTGCACCTTTGTTGTGGCGGTTTCCCTTGAATTGGTCGCCCGCGGAACAGTTGGGGCGTTGCCCCAAACCCCACAAGGGACGCTGTCCCTTGACCCTGCAAGGGGCATTGCCCCTTGACCCGTTTTTTGCACCCCGGCTTGAGCGCGCTTGCCTTATTGTGCTAACCTGCCGCCTTTATCCAAAATCCGCATTACACATGACGCGCTGTCCGGGGCGTCATCGTGCGCCGCCGTCTCCGAGTAATCCAGTATCTGATCCACATACGCGCGGTCTGTCCCTGCCAAAATCGTCACATTGCCCCACCATTTCCGCAGGTATGTCGCAATTTTGACGTGCTTATTCATCCGCTCGCTGTAGCGCCGCACCAGAAACCCGCGCTGCGCAATCTCCCGCGCCAAATATCCCTTGTCGCCGTTTGTTTCGCAGTAAATCGGTTCACACAGCAATCTCCGCGCCTCCGACAAGGCTTCATCCAGCACAGAATCGACCGGCTTCTGCCAAATCCGCCCGTACAGGTACGCCCGACCGCCGCGGATGCACCCGCACGTCAGCGCCGTGAAGTCCTCGCCGCCGTAGGACGCGTCCAGATGCGCAATGCCGTCGCGCAGCAGCAGCGGATCCTCCGTCTCTGGCGGATGCGCCTCGAACAGCCCGCCGCCGGTCGCGATGTGCCGCAGCTCGTAGTTCGCGGCGAAGAGCGTCGGCGACATGGCGGCGCGCAGCTTCGCAATCGCGTCCTTCGTCAGCAGCCCGGTCTGATAGCAGTCGTACTTTTCCGGCGGCGGCATCAGGCGGAACGCGTCGTCCGGGTGCCACGGCGTGCCCGTATTCAGGATTCGTCCGCCCGGATTGCGGATGTTCTGCAGTTCCTGATACACGCCGCAGATGCGTTTGCGTTCCACGGCGCTGATTCTGTCCTGCAGGTTCACAATGTCATCGGTGAGGATGATGTCTGCGTGCTTGCCGGTCATCGACCCGCCTGTGCCCAGCCCCAGTAATTGCGGCGCACCGCGGATGGCGGCGTAGCAGTCCGTGTTCACGCTCCACATGTCGCCGCGCAGCACCTGCACAGGGCTGCCGTAGATGCGCCCGGTCAATTCCTGCATGGCGTCCGTCGCCAGCAGCAGCTTTACCTGCCGCAGCACCTCCAGCACGTCGCTGTCCGTCTTGCGCAGGAACAGCAGGTTCTTCCGCGGATACACCACGAGCATCACCGCCATCGCGAAGGATAGGCACGTCGTTTTGTAGCTGCCACGGTGCGCCAGCAGCGTCATGTCTCCCTGCCCGAAGACCATCTCGCGTATCCAGCGCCCGTGCAGCGTGTCCGTCAGCCGCGTCAGCCCGCATAGCCGCGCCGCTTCCGCGGGCTTTTCCATCAGCAGCATCAGCGCGTCGCGCCCATCCTGCGTCAGCGGGGAATGCTCATTCGTTGGGTTTCACCTCTTTTCGGGATTTCCGTTTCTTTCCGCTCAGCGCGGCAATCGCGTCGTCAATCGCCTGTGCGACTTCCGGCGGGCGCCGGGGCGCTTCGTCCTCCTTTCCGGCGAACAGCCCGTGGTATTTCGCCAGCGCATCCGCCGCCTTCATCTGCTCGGCGGTCTTTTCGCCGCGCATCAGCTGCGTGAATGTCTCCAGCACCTCCTCCTTCGTCGCGATATCCGGCGCACGAACCTGCGTCATGGGATGGCTCCTTTCCGGCGGATGATTTTTTGCCGTTCCCCCTGCCGCCGATAGGGGGGGCAGCCAATAGCGAACATATCGGCGCGGGAATGTTTGTTCGCTTAATGACGAAAAGAAGTGTACCACTCTTCGGCGCAAAATGCAAGCAAATTTGATTTCACACACTTCCCTATGATGTACATATCTAAGGGAGGTGTACGCTTTGAAAAAGAAGCGCATGACAACAAAGGAAAAACTCAAACTCATGGAGGAAATCGACGAACGGAACGAGCAGCGCCGCAGGGAATTTGTGGAGCAAAAGAAAACACGAGAAAAGAAGCTGCTTGACACGTACATCGACGGAATCATTTCCAAGGAGGAATTCCTCAAAAGAATCAAGGAATAAAATGAAGGGCTGGGGAGCAATTTCCAGCCCTTTATCTGTCTATCATTACGATGTCCATGTATTCTTCATCAGCTTTTTTCTTGCACCATAAACTCCGAAAATTCTCAAAAAAAATCGGACTGCCTCTCGACAAAAAGCCGTTTGCGTACTATAATCCAGCCAGCTTGCAGGCGAAAATGATAGTTCTATAAAAAGAGAGGAAAGAGCCACCATGACGGCAGAAATCATTTTGAAAATCAATCAGGAAATCGAGTACTACTTCTGGCTGCGGAAGGAAGCCTGTCGTGACGAGGTTGGAATTGCACAACAGCTCGGACACGTTCAAGGAATGCTCGCGGTGCTCGAAATCCTGACCGGAAAGAAGTACAGGCTGACCAAGGGCGGAGTTGTTCCGACAGTTGAAAAAAAACTTTGAAAAAAAGTCTGATAATTCTGAAAAAATGCTTGACAATATACCGGGTATATGATATAATATATGTGTCGGGAGGAACAAGAATCCCGACAGAAAGGAGGGAAAGCCAATGGACAGGGACGCAAAAAAAGCCCTGCAAGAGCTGCTGAAGCTGTTGAGTGAGAATCCAGACCTCGCAGAACGGATTACAATCACCATCAAGCCCAGTAAGCTGACGCAGAGCAAGACCGCCGAGCAGTAACTCGTCAAGTCTGGGGGCGGCGGGTGCAACCGCCGCTTCCCAGATGATTATAAACAATAATGACCGAAATGTCAAGGAGGATATAATCATGAACAATACCAGACGTAAGTCCATCAAGCATATTTGCGAAAGGCTTGATGAACTGATGCATGAAATTGAATCTCTGCAAGACGAAGAGCAGGACGCTTTGGACAGCCTCCCGGAAGGTGTTCAGGAAAGTGAACGTGGGCAGGCAATGCAGGAAGCTGCTGACAACTTGGAATCTGCAATAAGCAGCATACAGGATGCGCTTGATTATCTGGATGACGCGATGGATTGAGCATATAGACCATCTAACATTTAGACTGTGACGACAGGGATGGCGATATAACCCACAGAAAGGAAACTGATCATGGAAAATATGAAGTATAGACCCCTTGCGAATCCAGCTGCATATCGGCTTGAAGTCATTATCCGGACTTGTGCGGAATCTATGGAAGGGTTGCATGCAGTGGACGGGTTGATTTGGACGCTGTTGGACGGAAAACGTATTAGCCACGATGATAAGGAATATCTTGAAAACCTTGTCCGTGAATATATGAACAAACACTTTGCAAGTAAGAGTGCCGACAACTAACAACGCTGCCCTATCGGCTACACGGGGATGGAGGAAAAGAAACATCATGACCGAGAAAGAAAAGAATGCCCCACAGCTTAAATACATGAAGAAGACCATCCGCCGATTCACGGTGGACTTGAACCGCAACACCGAGCCTGAGCTTCTGGAGTACTTGGAGAAGCAGCCGAACGTGGCAAAGTTCATCAAGCAGTTGATCCGCGCGGACATGGATGCACATAATGACAAGTGAGATTGTGATTGGAAAGCAAAAAGGGAGAGGCGCGAAGCCCCTCCCTCTTTTGTTACTCTTATTTCAGCAGTGCAGTCCATGTGTTCTTACCAACGATGCCGTCCACCGTAAGCCGCTTTGCACGCTGGAATGCTTTCACAGCTGCCGCCGTTGAGATGCCGAACTTACCGTCAGTCTCGCCGTTGTAATAGTCCATCGCGCTCAAGAGGCGTTGCAGTGTCTTAACCTGTGCGCCTGTACTACCGTTTCTCAACGTCGTCAGCGTTACCGTGACCGCCTTGCCCTCTGTTTTGCCCGCTGATGCCGCTCCGGGTTCTTTTGAGGGTTCTTGCTCATCTTTTGTTGCGGGCGCTCCTGTGCCCGTTTCTGTGCCGATATTGCCATACGCAGGACGACCATACCCAGCAAGGCGGTTATATGTGTGGCTGTACTTCTTTTTCGCCACTGCACCGCCGTTGGCGACAACGCCGCTTGCGCTGGATGTGTTGCCCTCAACCGTGTAAACATAGGTGCTATCCACCTTGTAAACAATGCCGGTGTGCGAAATGCTGCTCTTATCCTTGCTGTAGAAGAAAATCACGTCACCAGCCTGTGGATTGCTTGTGTATAACTTTCCTTTTGCCTTGAAATATCCGCGTGCGAATTTACAGCCTGCGCCGCAGTTGTTCGCAGCGTTGCTCGGTTGACACAGCAGTGCAAGCGCAGCCGCCTTGCCATACGCCTTGAAGAAGCACCATGCCACAAAAACGGAACACCAAGCAGTCCCTTGTTTGCGCCCATTGAAAAAGCGTACATCTGCAAGGTCGCGTGCATACTTGGTATAGTTTTTGTTCCCGGCGTTCGCCGTTTTCTCGTCAAGCTGCTCAGTTGTTGCCTTTTCCAAGTAGCCATCCTCTTCCAGCGCGATGTCGATTACCTTTTGTCGGTCAGATGCCATGTTGATTCCTCCCTTTTGATACGAAAAAAAGAAGGCGGATTGCTCCGCCTCCTCCTTGGTTACAAGATTTCGTTCGACTTCTTGGGCTCGGTGTAGGTCAATGCCTGCGTACTGTCAGCCATACCCTCCGTGGTTGGGTCAGCCACGATGCCGAGGATAGATAGCACGGCGAAGAGTGCGTTGATAACCGCCAGCAACTTGTTCCCCAGTTCGCCAAGGTCAATGGCGAAGCCAAACACGGCAGCCACCACCTGCACAAGCAGCAATACCGCAGGGATAAGAGCAATCCAGAAGTTCTTGTTTTTGATTCGGACAGTCCAGTTAATGTTCATTTTCATTCTCCTCTCTCATGTCGTTCGGTGGGAAGTTCCAGAAATTTCGTGTGGAGGTCATCCATCACGCCATTTGGTCCTTTGATAGCGTGATACTGAACCCACAGATTCTCAAAGTTCTGCTTGGCATAGATAGGTGCAAAGCCTCGCTCATGCCATGTTTCATATTCGGAAATCATGTTTGCTCGGAGCAGGGCTTTCACGCCCATCCTCACACCCTTGATCTGGTTCAAAAGGTACTTAAGACCTGCAAGCAGCAGGGCAGGCACACTCAGCAAGCACAACCATTGGTACAAGTTCATGGGTATCATCCTCCTTTGTTATCCGCCATATGGGACAAGAGCGCCATCCACAGCGCGTTGAAACTGGTATGGTACAAGGATGCCGCCTTCGGCATGGTAAAGCTGGTACGGGACAAGCTCCCCGTTTTCCGCGTGGAGGATGCAATTGTCTACTGTCTCGATGAGCAGATACACATCAGAGAACGTAACCTCGCTCCTGTGATTGGTTTTCTCAACTGAACCGTGATTTGTATGGAGAACCGGCATAATCTGAAAAACGAATGGCACGGTTATACTGGTAGCACCTTCTTCAATTTCCACAGGCACAGCGGCTGTTGTTTTATAAGAGCATCGCATCCCGTTGATTGTACAGACAGCGGCGGCAAAAGCCGAATTACTCAGCGTTGCGTACACTGTCGCACGCCGAACCTTGGAAGCAGACGGCAGTTCAAAGGCGAAGGTAACACTCTTTACATCCTTTGTAGCGCTGGTTGTATAGCGGTTGATGAGTGCTCCTGTTCCTTCCTCGAACTCCTGTATACAACTGTATGTCGAAGCGAGGCTTAAATCATCAACGCTCACTTTGATTTTCGCCACAGCTTACACCTCCGACTTGATGAGATACCACTTGCCATCTGCGACAGTCGCCGGTGTCGTTTCGCTGATGATAATGTCTCCCAGATTCTCCAGTGTGACACCAAGTGCTTCTCGTGCTGCCGCAGCTGTTTCCGCTCCTGTGCCGCCGCTTGCAATTGGCACGATTCCATACAAGTCCTGCGCAGAAGCGCGCTGCTTGTCCACTGTCTTCCAAGTGCCGATGTTGGCATAAGCGGAATCGTATTGTAAAGTGACGGGTCTCCCAGCAGCAAAGAAGGACGCGCTTCCGGGGCTTGTCATAGCAGCCGTGTTGAAGCTGAGCGGAATGCGGACAGTCTTTGCGCCAAGGCTGTTGACGTTCAGCGTGATTTCAGTAGATGTGCTTGCGATGTTTGGAACAATCACAATCGTCAGACCGTTTTTTAGCTCCGTCACGCCTTTTACGGTTGCAGTATATGTCACGCCATCGGTGGAGGCTGCCGCAACAATCGGTGCCCCACTGCCACCTGCGTCTGCCAATTTCGCGGCAAGTGTTTCCGAGCTGACATTGGAAAGCGTGGTATCTGCTGCTCCGATTTTCGTTGCTGTGATATTCACGTCCTTGCTTGCGGAACCGTTGAATGTCCACATGCTCGTTCCTTCGGATGCGCCGCCATTGAATCGAACGACCATGCTTTTATCAACTTTTCCGGCTGATGTGGCTCTGTTGGCTGATGCAACCTGCTTCTCACTGTCTGCCGTGTTGTTGACTTTCCCAAGTCCAATTTGTGCCGCCGTAACACCATGCGGATTGCTTTTACTGTCGGCGTGTCCAGACAGCTTGTTTTGCAGTTCGGACAGGCAAAAGCTTACGCGCGTCCAGAACCAGTTGAAGAACGACGCAGGCGGCTTGTATCCTGCTTCAAACCCTTGTTCTTTCAGTGAAGCAGGCGGTTCAACACCCGGTGCGCTCCAATCAGGAGCTTTGTTGTTAAAGTCCATCGTCTTTTCCTCCTTCTTTAGCTTTTGCCCAGAATCATTCGACCAATAGAAGCCTTCCCCAGAACCGCAGTGTAAAGGCTGGGGGTTTGCCCAGACGAGTTGGGGTTGCTACCGCCAACAAGCCCAAGGTATCCACCGATTGACTGTGCGTCGTCCGCGAAGCCCTTCTGCGCGTCATACTCCAACGTCGTTCCGCCGGAAAACTCGAAAGTACCGGAGAAGCTGATAGATTCGAGCTGTACCCCAACAGGGACAAGGTTCTGAACAATCAGAATTGCTGTGGTGATGTCGATGTTGCTCTCGTTAAGTTTCGCGATTGGCAGTCCTTCGACCCTCAGTCTGCATGGCTCCTCTGGCTCTACAAGCGAAATATCCGATGGATTGCAGTTAAACGTTACGCAGAGCGCACTCATCAAACTGTTATAGTCACCGTTACAGAAGTTCCGAGTAATCTGGTTTTTAATCAGGATTCGGTACTGCTCATCCGTGGCTTTTCCTCTCGCCTGCGAGACCATATCGCCGTACAGGTCAAGTGTTTTGCCGTATGCTTTGTCAATGTCCAGACTGTCATAGATGGAGTTGACTGCATCGCTTAACGCATGAACTGCGTCACATTCAATGCCAAGCAGTTTCGCGTTGTTCGAGTCGGAATTCTTGCAATATGCGTCTGGAAGATTCTGCTCCGGCTTATCGCGGATAAATTGCGTAACCATTACGCAACCACCTCCACATGCACATTCGCACACACTGCAACGCCATATGCCGGAACAGAAACATTTCCGGAGCTGTAGGTGTTTCCACCGTCAGTGGACAATTGCAGTATTGTAACTTCCGCAACGCCTACAACTCCGTAAATATGTCCGTATATAGAAGACAACACAAGCGAATTGCCAATACCAAGTCCGTTGATGTAATTAGCAATGTTCTGCTGAACCAGCGCAATTCCATCGTCCGGGAAAGATGTTGTTGTCTTGATTTTTGCCTTTACCGTAATGCCAACACGCGGCGCGGGAGAATAATTGACCACGCGCTCTGCTCCGGTTACATCTGTGATAGTGACTGCCTTGTCGCCAACCGTCTTAATACCGACAGGACGCTTGTCGAAAATTGCTGATGCAATCTCCTGCTCGTACCCATCACCGCCAAGAACGTAGCATTCAAAGCTATGCGGCGGGCGACCTTCTGAATCTTCCGTGTCTTCGTTGTTCGCAATGACCTCAGCATATTTCACAGTCGGGACGCGAAGCACGGACGAACTGATGGCATTTTCATTGCAACTGCCTGTGCCTTCAACGGCAGCAGAGAAACGCAGACGGAGGTCAGCGTCGCTTTCCTCATCCGCACCAGCAATCAAAAGGCTCACGCCCTCCACGCTATCAATGCTTGCATCCGGATTTACGATTCTGTGTATGGCTGTCGCACTGGCGATGTTCCCAATTGTTCCAGCTTCCGTGCAGCTCACCTGTACAAGGCAAGTGCCGTCGTTCCCAATTGTATTTTCAGCCGTTGTCCAGTAGGTGAGTTCGGTGTCGGTTGAGACAAGAAAGCCAGCTGGAATAACATATCCTGCTGTTCCATTCACTCTGACACTGTATACGGCAGACAGCGCGGGGTTGCGCGAGATACCTGCAAAGATGAGCAGACGGTCGAGACTCTGACCGGATGCCGTGTTCGGAAATCGTGCATAGTAGACTTTCTCGATTTCTTCCTCTGCAATAGCCTGATCGTATGCGTTGATTCGAAGATACTTGCCCAGTACAGACTGATCGCTCGTGTCAATGTCCTCGCCAAGAAGTTCTTTCGCTCGCTGGATTTTTGCCTCCAGAATTTCCGCATAATTTCGTCTCTGGTAGCCTTTCTCTGTTAATCCCATGCAATTTCACCTCCCACTTCTTCGCCGTCTGCATTGCGTGCCTTGAACACGATTTTCGCTATGCGGGCAGAATAATCCGCAGTATAGGCAAATTCCGTGAGATTGAACGTGCTGTCCACTTGATGAAGACCACGTTCAATCTCATAGCGCGCAAGTTCATCACCGACGTTCTTGCCAAGCAGATTATCGAAATCAACCCCTTGTTCCCAATCGAAGAACCATTCTTTCAGGTTGGTGCGCAGCACCGCACAGACCTTTTGCTGCAACAGATTGTCGCCAACGGCAAGGCTAATTGCACCGTTTTCAATCAGCACATCCCCATTTTCGTCCATTGCAAAGCCCTTCATGCAATCCGTCCCCTCCATCAAAGAATGCCGACAATAATGCTGTCTGAAATGCTATGGCGACCAGCTGGGGGAAGCGAATTTCCACCGCGCCGTGCGTCGGTGATGTCCCTGTCCGCGCAGATGCAGGCTACAAGGTCGCCTTTCTCAATCTGTACAGGCACAGCAATCTTCTGACTGTTTCTTTCCCCATCCGCGCTAACAAGGTATGTGATAGTTTGTTCCTTGATTTTGTATCGGCACGCAACCGGCACATCGGAAACGACGGCTTGTGTCTTTGCGACCCCATCGTTTTCTTTCATAAGACCAAGCGGTTGCACCTTGGCTGTCACTCCATCCGTCCAGATTACTTTACCGATATATCCGCAGTGCAAGTCCATCAGCTTCTTCTCAATCGCTGAATTGACAAAGTTCATGCTGCCCATGCTATCACCCCCTATCAGTACATTTTTGCAACGGTAACAGCTTCATCTGGCGAAAAGCGATGTTCGCCGCTACACACCCGAAATGTTCCGGTTGCATTCTTGCTTGTCAGCTTGACAATCGCACCTGCATAAAGGCGATGCTGAAGCAGCATTTCAACCTCATGTCCGTCAATTGTATCCGTATAGTCCTCGGCGGTGATTTCTTCCTCGTAGTCGCTTGGCGATCCAATCATGCCGGTCTCGACAGATACATCAAAATTCAGGTTATCCCCCTCCTTGATGTACCGAGCATAGATTTTCCCCTTGCTGACATAAACGGATATGCCGCAGACTTCTGCGTATTTTTTGATGTTTTCCATCAAGTCGCCGTCAACCGTCTGCGAATCTTTATAGGTGTAATCCCTTCGAGGACTAAATACCGCGACCGGAATCCCAGTTTTCTCAATCAGTGTTTTCAGAATATAGCTTGCTTGGGAGTTCGCTGCAAAGGACATGCTTTCGATGCTGTGGTCTTTGATGTCGTCCATCGCGTAGATGGTCGTCGCTTTGTCCACAGCATCATGCTTTGTTTTTACTTTTGAGATGTACCCTTTGAAGAGAATCCCTGTGTCGCCTTTGTAGCCTGCTTCGATAGAGATTTCCGCGCCTTTTTTGAGTTGCTTAATCGTATTGTCGGACAGGTTATAGACGATGATTTCTGCTTCATTCGGTTCAAGGTCATCATCGAATGGAACTGTAAACTCCAAGTCAAGCGTTTCCGAGTTGATTGTGACTTGACCGGTTCGGACGATAGCAATGCTCCCAAACACACCGTCTGGTCGAATGTCATAGGGTTCCTTCCATGTCTCAAACGCCTTAACCAGAGCTGAAGTTAGCTTGCTGTCATGACTTTGCATAACAGCCTTGGAGTATGCGTCATTCACCAGATGCTTCCCCCTCTCCGTTGTCAACAATCATCAGAACCGTCTGCCCCAAATTATCGAAGGTCACAGCATTGCTTCCACCGCTTGGGTTTTTCGGGATAATCTCCACTGCGGGAAAAATACCAGCCCTATATACATCGCTCCATAACGGCTTGCCGTACACAATTGGCTCTCCTGCACAAATTAGCTCATTGTCCCGGTAAAGGTCAATCGTGAAAAGTTCTGCCGTCGCGTTGTAGTTGAAGTGCAATGTAAATATCTCGCCAGCAAGCTGGATGTTGCACGTATACGGCAGCAAGTCCTTGTTGATTTCCAATACATCCGGCGAAGTCATTTACATTCCCCCTTTACTGCTTGTATCCCATCAGAAGATAAGCACCGACTTTCAACGTTGTCGCATTTCCCGGCTTTGAAAAAGCGTTCGGGCTGTTGCTGATAACCCAGCCAACAGACTTGCCCAAATAACTGTACTGCACTACAAGTTTGTAGACTGTGTCGCCGCTTTTGACTTTGTGATAGACTGGGTACATTTTTCCAGTAGCATTGCCAGTCGTAGCACTTGTTTTGTTGCTTTTTATCTGCTGTGTTCCAGCGTTGGTTGTGCCGCTTGTACCTGTGGAAACGCATCCATCAATGTTGCTTCTGTCCACCCAGCCATACACCATGCCGCCATCGGTTGAAATCAGATGGTACTTGTGAACCGACCAAGATGCTGTGCCGATTTTCGTCACCTTGCAAGTAGATCGTCCGCGTGTAGCAGCTGCTTTCTTTGCATCTGAGGCAACATACACGCTTCCGCCTTTGAAAAGCACAATTGACCCAACCTTGATTTCGACATTTTTCTTGGCTGCTTCTTCTTTTTCCTTGTCGCTTGCTTTTTTCGGCGTATATGCACTTTTGGCAATGCGCACCTGCGTCAGCGTCATGGAAAAGTCTGCGCCGCCGTGATTGGTGTTCGGATGGGATGTTTGAAAAGACTTGATTTGCATGGAGGAAGCCGTGTTTCGCCCCTTGTATAAGACGAGAGAACCGGCTTCCTGCCATGCTTTTATTTGGGAAAGGACTTGCGCCGCCTTCATGTTGCCGTAGTCAACAATTTTGCCGGAAAGCGAAATAGAGAGTGCTTTGGCTTTCACCGTGTCCGTTGTCGGAACACCTTGCTCAACGGGGTGGGAGGTCGCATCGACCTCCCGCTCCGCGCTTTCCTCAGTGACATGAATATACAAGCCATTCAGAATTGCCACGCTTACACCTCCCGCATAACAGTATTTTTTCGGTCAAGGCTTGCGAAGAATTCCTGCATGGACTCGTTCACCCACTGCTTGACCCTCCGCGCCGTCGCTCTGTCATCCTGTGTTCCGCTGATAGTCAGGTTGAAAGCCGGAGCAATGGTCGTGTACTCGCTGCTTGTCGTGCTGTTGTTTGTAACCGTGCTTCCTTCGGATTCTGGGCTGTAACGGCTGCTGTACGGGATAGACGCAGACCCCAAATCCGCAGCAGTTGCCTTTAGGTCGGGAATCTTGCTTTTCATACCGAGGTTGTAGCCTTCACCGACAAATACGCCAGACTTGTACGTTTCCTTGGAAGGCGAACTGATGTCCATCTTAACATCGAATGCATCCTGAATCGCCTGAGCGATAGACTGAGCCGTTGCAACCAGTGTGCTGCGCTTGGATTCCATGCCATTGTTCACGCCATCCATGATTGCCTCGCCTGAGCTGTACATGGCGGTTGCCGTGAGCTCAAGCAGTGTTACGATTTCGCCCAGTTTATCAGAAAATTTCCCTTTCAACTCCGTCAGCCTTGTTTCGGCAGTCGTGACAAGATTGCTCAAATTCGTTCCAACCGTGCTGTCAAGCGTTGAGAGTGCAGTTGGCAATTCACCAACTGTACTCAGTTCCGAAAAGAAACCTTTCAGCTTATACAGTTTTAGATTATTAATCTTCGTGAAGAACGTTTCCGCATTCGTGGCAAAGCTCGACAGCCCTGCGCCCATTGATTCAAGTTGGCTTGAACCGAGACCAAGGAAGCCTTTGCTTGCAGCATCGGAATCAATCTTGATGTTGCTCAATGTGTCGAACAGCGACTTGATTGGCGTGAAGTCAGTGATGCCACCAAGATTAGTGAAGAAGGACGCAATGCTTGTCGCAACGCCTGGGAGTTGCCCTGCAACATTAGTGAGCCCGGTTGTACTGTCGCCTGTGAACCAGCCGAAGATGCCGCCTTGTTCGGGCATTTGCTTGATTCCTGCCAGCGCGTCAAACAGCGCTGAAAGACTGGTATATGCCTCCGCTGGAATACCTGTGATTGTGGTAAGTGCTGCCATCATACTGGCACCGCCAAGGATCGCAACACCGTCTGCAATGCTCTGATAGTCCACTTCACCGGTGAACCACTGCATGATGCCGCCAGAATTCGGAAGAGCTCCGATTCCAGACAGGCAGTTGAACAGGTTCGTAGCCGCCGTGAATGCCTCTGCTGGAATCGCCTGCACTGCCGCAAAGAATGCGGTTGTTCCAACCAGCGCATTCAGACCGGTTGCAATTCCTGTATAGTCCACCTCGCCCGTGAACCATTGCACAACGCCGCCGCTATTAGGAAGCAGACCGATGCCATTCAGACAATTAAATAGATTGGTTGCAGCGGTAAAGGCTTCTTCGGGGATGCTTTGGAATGTAGCAAATGCTCCAGCAGTTCCTGCCAGTTGGTTCAGACCGGTTGCCATCTTCGCATAGTCAACTTCACCCTCGAACCAGCCAACAATGCCGCCTTCCTTCGGCATAGCACTGATACCAGCCAAGCAGTTAAAGAGTGCTGTTGCCTTTTCAAAGCAGCCGTCCGGGAGGGTCATGATAGTGGTGAAGAATCCACTCAACCCCGTCGCCATGCTGCTTAGCTTTGTGCCAAGACCCGCATAGTCAATTCCACCTGTTATAAGACCAACGATTTTTTCCCCTGCAATTACGGCAATAAATGTTGCGAATGACGTTGCAAAATCGGACAGGCTTGCTGTATCCACGCCGCTGAACGTTTCAAACATGGGCTGAATCGAAGTTGCAAAGGAAGACAAGTTTTCGCCAATGGCTGGAAGCGAAGCAGTGATTCCTTCACCAATGCCGCCAATCAGCGAGCCAGCCATTTCACCAACGATTCGGCAGATGTCAGCCATCACTTGACCACCGCTGCTCATCAGTTCGGTGAAACCTTCTACTTTCGACAGCGCACCGAATGCCGTGGCAATGCCTGCAAAGCCTCCCAGTGCAAGTGCAATATTGGCAAGCCCTGTCAGTACCGCCGTAATAGGGATTGCGCCAATCAGACCTGCGAGACCAGCAAGACCAGCACCAACAAGGGCTGTCATGCCAATAATGAGAAGAATCTTCGCCGTTGTTCCAATATCGGAAAGCTGCGCCATGTACGGGGCAAGCCACATGAGGACAGCCGCCAATGCACCAAACCCGACGAGGGCAATTGCGATATTTGCAACGCCTTTCAGTACCGTTGCAACAGGGATACTGCCAACTTTACCAGCCAGCTCTGCCATTGCAGTTCCGATCAGACCAACGGCACCGATGACGAGCAGAACTTTCGCGATGGATTGCAAGTCTGATAACTGTGCCATGTAAGGCGCGGCAGCCATCAGCGCAGCGGCAAGAAGGCTCAAACCGCCAAGGATGATGGCAAGATTCAGGATGCCTTTCAGCGCAGTCTTCGGGTTCATCTTCGCCAGACCAGAAAAGAATCCGCCGCCAGAACCGCCAGCACCGCCACCTCCGCCGAACAGACTGCTGATTCCTTTGATTTTGTTAAACAGCTTAATTGCAAGCACGAGACCAAGGGCGGCTGGAATGATTTTTTTGATAAGGGCTGTATTCTCTGTGATGAGGTCTTTGAGCTTGGTAAAGAATTTTCCAACCTTGTCAATGCCGGGAATGTCACCGAACGCCTCGGAAATGCCTTCCCAGACCTGCTGCAAGATGTAAGGCAATTCTCCGACGAGTGTGCTGATGATGCCGGGAAGCGCAACAATAAGCCCCTTCACAAGAGCCGTAGCCGCCTTAATCAGCGGAGGAAGAAGCGTTTCGACGATTGTCGGCAGTTCTTTCTCAATGATTGGAGCAAAAGCCTCAATCAACTTGCCAACGCCTTCAAGGGCTTTCAGCAACGCAGGCATGATATTCTTGCCGAATGTTTTTGCGGATTCAATCAGGTTTTCAAGGCAACGGTCAAAATCGTCACCGCCCAGAATCAAGCTGGTCAAGGTGTTGCTCCATGCAGCTTTCAAGGAAGACCATGAACCGCTGATGGTTTCGCTGGCTTCCTTCGCAGTAGTGCCTGCGATGTCCATCTCTTCCTGAATCACATGGATTGCACTGACAATATCCGCGTAGGAAGAAATGTCGTATTTCACGCCAGAAATAGCTTCTGCATCTTTCAGCAACCGCTTCATTTCTTCCTGCGTGCCACCATAGCCCAATTTGCACTGTGTTATCTGCACTTTCATCCATTGATTGCGTTATCGGTGCAGTTCAGACTATCGCTTCACCCTCGCGGGTGTCTTCTCACTTAGTCGTTCACGCTGGCATTACCCTTGCGCCCTGTTGTCCCCGCCGGGAGTTCCAAGTCAATCAGAGAAGATTCGCGCATCGCCCTTCATTTATGCGGCGAGCGCCCCCATTGCGTTAAGGTTATCGAGCATAGTGTAGTTTTGCTTTGCAAACCCCTGATAAGCGTCCTGAATGCTGGATATATCTGTGCCCATCTTGTTGGCGTTGTCTGACATATCAATGATTGCCGTATTCGCCAATTCAGCCGCCGCTCCCGTATTCCCGCCAAGCGATTGAATCAGGGAAGCAGAGAAAGACGTGACTGTTTCCATGTAGTCATTTGCAGACATGCCAGCTGTTTTGAAAGCATCATCAGCGTACATCTGCACCGTGCCGGAGCTATCCTTGAACAGCGTATCAACGCCGCCGACAAGCTGCTCATAGTCTGCATAATTCGTAATGGATTTTGCGACCAGAGCACCAGCGCCTGCCGCGCCTGCAGCTATGCCTTTTGCAAGAAGTTTACCAGCCTCAACGCCAACCTTGCCCAGTGTCTTTCCGATGGATTTCAGACCGGAAACAGTTTTGTTGAATTTTTGCTCGGCTATCTTTTTGAGCTGCTTATGGGCATCTTCACCTTCGCGGTCGGTATCTCTCAAACTGTCGACAGTATCATCAATTCCGTCTGGGTTAATCCTATTTACGCTGTCTCTGATTTCGTTGATGCCTCTCGCTGCCTGCCTGCTCTCGTCTGCCATTTCATCGAAAGCATCACCGCCAATTCCACCGGTCAAAATGGTCTTGATTTCATCCAGTGCGCCTGTTAATCTGGTGAGTTCGGCAAAGTCGATGTCGAACCCCATTCTCACAACGTCTTCGCGCACAACTCCCATAATCATCCCCCCTTAGGGCAGTAAGAAGAAGCGGCAAGCCATGCTCACCGCTTCTTCTTCGCTGCGCGTTTTTCCGCCTCAATCTGCATGTCCAGCGCGTAGTTTGCCTCCATCACATCATTAGGCGACATGAAGGGCTTACCAAACACCGTCTGAAAGTCAAAGCCGCGATCAGACAGAACCAGCCGCCATAAGTTCCAGTTACTTTTTGCCCGCTGCTTTAGCTGCGTCTGCGTCAGCTTCGGCTCGAAAACTGCCCTGCATCACACCGCGAGCGAAAGAAACGACCTCATTGAACTCGTCCAGAGTATCGAAGTCATCAGGGGTCAGACCCTTCGGCTCGACAATGACGTGCTGGAAAAGGTACTCAGCCAGCTTCTCCACGCTGGTGGTAGACGTACCCTCGATGTAGGAAGCATCCACCGCTTTCAGTGCGACAGAGATGCCGCCAAACTGCGCAATGTACTCCTTGCCGCCAATCGTCTTCTTCACCTGATAAAACTTGCTGTCAGCCATTTTGATATTCCTCCTCATGTTTTTAAGTCGTTTTATTGAAAGCCGGAGAGCGTTTTTGCTCCCCGGCTGAATAGATTACTCAACCGTCAGGTCGAACACCTGAAAGACGAACTCCATGTCTTCAGCTTCCGCGCCGCGAGAGATTTCCGGGAAGGACTTGAGGGAAGCCATCGTGCCGCCAGAGCGTTCCCCCAGTTTCTTGTTGACACACCACAGCGGGAAGGGGTCGGACAACTTTGCCAGCCCCATCAAGAAATGCTTCTGCGGGCTGGTGGGCTGCACATAGACCGTAACGGTACCAAGGGTATTGTTGGTCTGAGATTTCACCACATCGCCCTGCGCACCGACAGACGTGGAGAAAAAATCCTCGTCCTTTTCGATGGAGATCATGTCTTCACCAAGACCGGTAATATAGGTGTTATTGACAATGACGGACGTATCCTTTGCGTCATAGACAGTAACATTGATAGCCATATTCGTTTGCCTCCTTAAACAGTGATCTCGCCGGTGATTTCGACCTCATGAATTGCGCCGGTCAGCGCAAAAGAGAAGCTGCCGCCGAGGTACTTGCGGTTGGCACGGTCGGTTGCCTTGGTGTCTTCGCGCATGGCGTAGGAAACCGTGTAGCCGGGAGTGCCGTCCGTGTTGGTGACAATCATGCCCTGATTATATGCGTCCTGCAACACGTCCGCTGCCACGCTTTCCAGCAAGGCGATGCCGTTGTTGTCATAGGGCACCTTCTTCGTGTTGTTCAACACCTTCTGGGTTTTGTAGGCAAGCTGCTGGATGATATAGTCTTCACTGTCGATGATGTCGATATATTCACCGCCAGCAACCTTTCCTTCGCTGGTAACATTGTCACCGGCTTTCGTTACGAAGGTGATGCCGCCCTTCTTGTGAATGGCTTCAATCTCGGAATCCGTCAAGTCCTGCGGCTTGATTCCGGAGAGAACCATGTTCTTGTAGGTGAAGCTGCCAGCAGAGAGACCAGCGGTATTGCCGACAAGTGCTGCGACAGGGACGGGGTAATCGTCCGTGGGCGTGCAATAGAACAGTACAGTCCGGCGCAGACCAGAAACGGTGATACTGGTTTTATCGTCCACGGGCAGATTGGCAAAGTACATCTTGCCATCCAGCGCCTCAACCAGCGTGCTGATTGCGGCAGGAGCGCTGGGAGATTCGCCGTCCGTCACAACAATGAGCTGCCGCCAGCCCTTGTCGGTCAGCATGGTATTTGCAAGAGCAGCAGTCGCCGCAGCAGTCGCTGCGCAGACAGCAATCGTCTTGGGCGAGTTCGTCTGGGAGAATAAGAGCTGCGCAGCCTTATAAGCAACGCTCGTGTTGCTGATGCCAGCCGACACAATCTCTTCGGTGTTGGAGACTTCGGTATACGCTACATCTTTCTCCGCATTCTCAACAAGGATCAGCGGAACGCCGAAACCGAGCTGACCAACGGGCTTGGCGAGGTCAATGTTTACCTTCACGTCGTAAGCCATGATTTATTCCTCCTTGTTTAGGTATCCAGTTTATGAGCGATGTCAACGCTCTCGATGATGCCCGTCGTTTTCAACGGGTTTTCCGATTCATCATAAACATAGAAGACAACATCAAATCCATTTTTTCTTTCGTACTCAACCGTCAGAATATTGTCCCTGTTTGTGATGTCGGTTGCGCTCTGCACGGTGATTCCGTTGTCAGAAAGCCATACGCGCCCAGTATGTAGCAACCACTCCCGCGCTTTGGTGGCAAACAGTATGCTCTCGTCAAAGTCCTTGGATAGGAAAGACAAGCTCCAAATACTGCGTACCATAAGACGGTCAACTCCGTCCTCATGCTGCTGGTATGTACCGTTGTTTGCTGATTCGGGTGTCGTCAGGTTATAGGTGACATATGGATAGACGGGTGCTTTGGCAGTCTGATTTCCACGAATCACCGGTACGCCGAGGTATTCTTTCAGCCCCTGCGCGACAGTTGTCCGCATTTTGTTCAGGTCAAGCATTAGCGTTTTCCTCCCCGAAGACACTGACATATCGCAGAAAGTAGCTGTACACGCCCGTGAATTCGGCATTTTCAAGCTCGGATTCAATCATGTACTTCTGCCCCTTGTAAACCACTTCCGCACCCATGAGCGCTGCAGGAAGCGCCTGCTGCATGAACAAGCGCTTATCCTGCGCAGTGATTTTCCCCTCAGAGCGAAACACTTTGCTTTCCTTGAAGGCGATAATCGCGCCCGTATACTCGGTGCGTGTTTCCTTCCCATCTTCCCAGTCACCAGCAGCATTATAGCCGCCGTCCGTGTAGGTGACGACTGTAAATGCGTTCGAGTAATCCAGAATCAGGCTGGAAAAATCAAAGTATTGTCTGCTCACTTGGCTTTCCTCCATGTGATGCCGCCGATCATGTCGCCGTTATCAACGAGTGGATTGCTGCTGCCTTTCCTGTCCGTTGTGAACGGATGGTCAGGTGGTGCACTCAGCTCAACAGCATAGTTCTTAATGGCACCCGCAAGCTCCACCCCGGCAGCCTCATAGAGGGTGCTCTCAGACATTTTGCCGCTCGCCACGTCAGCAAGCATCTGGTTTATCTTCTGTTTTACCTTTTCCGCATTCTTGTCATAGCCGGTGCGTAGGAAGGAACGTTCCGGAATGTGGATGTGCGTCGTGGTGGCTTTGAGGTGCAAGCCCTGACTATGCAAGAACACCCGCATCTTGTCAGTGACGGCTATATCGCATCCATACTCGTGTATGGATGCAAGCCATTTATGCTCACCATTCAGAACGCCAACATCAACGCCTGTGCCGTCAATAGCTTTCAGCCGCTTAATCATGTTCGGAAAGTCATTCCCCTTGGTTTTGTAGTTTACCTTCATTCCCATGCGTCACCACCGCCTCTTGGCAGGGAAAACACGCACCTGCGATTTCAAGTATCCTCCGAGCAAGCTATGGGCAAGCTGCCATAGTACCGTCGCCTTGTCTGTCGAATTGAATGACATGCTCAATCCTTCGATACTCTGACTTGCCACACCCTCCCGCAGGCTCAATGCTTCGGAGAATTTGACAACGAACAGACGCGCACATGCTGGGAGCGCCTTGATGCTTTCCGCGTCATCCTTGCTGAATTCCAGCGTTGTATGCTCCAGCATCCAATCCAAGGCTGCTTCCGCTTGAAGCAGCGCAAGCGCGTCGCCTTCCTGAACGGTGATGCCAGCAGCTTGCAGGATGTCAGCATTCATCACGCATCACCCTTCTTGCGGGCTCTCGCGGGCTTCTGGGCGGTCTCGGTCTTCGGGCTGGGTTCTTCCTTGCCCTTTTCAGCAAAGGCATCCCGCACGGTCTCGGCGGGCTTCTGGGCGGTCTCGGTCTTCGGGCTGGGTTCTTCCTTGCCCTTTTCAGCAAAGGCATCCCGCACGGTCTCGGCGGGCTTCTGGGCGGTATCCGCGATGGGAGTATTTGCCGGGTAATACTTGCCGCAATACTTCACAGCATAGTTAAAAACGAGCATTTCAGCGCCCTCCTTTCATGTTGTTGTGTTCTCTGCTTATTCGCTGACCACCTGAAGCGCATAGCATTCGTCCATGCGCTCGAAAGACGGCAGCACGATTTCAGAGACGGTGGTCTTGGTGTTGACCGGATCGCTGGTAATCGTCACGCTCACAGATACGCCGGTGTTGACGATGGCGACGTTTGCCTGCCCAGAACCAGCCAGCGTGCGTTCCTCCGGCGTAGTACCGTACCACGTCTTGCCGATTGCGCCGTTAGGCAACATCATGACGATGTTGTCGGGATAGAACGTCTGCGCAGTTCCGTCTTCCTTCTTGAACATCTTGGTGTAGATGACAATTCGGACGTTCAGCGCTTCCTCCACGAAGTTCTGCACCAGCTTGTCGGTGTAGAAAACGTTGGCAGTCACGTTCTGTGCCAGCACGCCGCTCTGTACCTTCTTGCTGTTTTTCATCAACTTAAAGGTCGCCTTGCTCATCAGCAGGACTTCGGGGCGGTTGCCAGAAGCAGCCTGCTGTGCATCCAGCGCCGCTTCGATGTCGTCCAGAGGGTCGCAGGTATCGGCTGCGTTCCACATGTCCGTTTCGGTCTCGATTTTCATGAAGTGGCTCTGCTTCCACGAACCGTCCGGGTCGTAGTTGTAGGAATAGTTGACACCGTTTGCGGCGACTTCAATTCCCATGCTGCCGTCAACAGGAGAAAGCAGCTGCATAATCATCCGCTCAGGTACTACGTTCGCGCCGTCAACCAGCGTGCGGGTGTCATCGAAGATGTTTTCCAGCACAGAGGCAGCGTAGGGGTCGTTCGTATCCTTGACGCGCATGATTTCCTGCTCATCCGCTTCCTTCACCAACATGCTCTCACGGAAGAAGGGCATCTGGGTTTCCGCAATGGAGATACCAACGCGGTCACGGAAGGTAGACTTCGCATCAAAGTTGGAAGGCATCAGGGAAACGGGCAGACCCTTATGACCTTTGAGCCATTTCAGGTCAAGACCGGCTTTCTTCTGCGCCGGAAAGAAGCCGCTCCCAAGATATGCCTCTTTGTTGCTCGCAGCCTCCGTCCAGTTGGCAGCAATCGCTTCTGCGGTAAAAACGTCAGTCAATTTCATGTTGTTTTCCTCCTTGTTTCAGGATTAGTCCATGAACTTAATCATGGGGATGGACACGGTGCCCGCCGGGGGAGCGGGTAACTTGGACTTCTTGATGAAGCCGTGAATCACGACGGTGCCGTTGGGGTTTTCAGCCTTCACGACATCATTCAGCAGAACACCGATAGCGGTCGCATCATTCTTCGGAATAATCGTACCCGCAGGGATAACGCCATCGCTGTTCGCATCAATCGCAGAGCAATTGTAGGGAATGGCGACATAGTGGTCATTGTGCAGAATCTCGTTGGAGCGAGTTACTGCGTTCGTGGTATATTTCATGTTATTTACCTCCAAGATAAGCGTCGAGAATAGACCGAGACTTCTGGTTGGTTGCCGCCGCATTCTTGCCCATGCGAACAGCAATGTTTTCATTCTTGCCGCCAGCATCCGCTGCGGTATCAGTACCAACGCCGGGAGTTCTCCCATTGGTTTTGAAAACAGCATCAACCTGCGACTTCACAATGCGTTTCACAAGGGCATCAAACGACTTGACTCGCTCTTTGATTGCTGTCTCGTCCTCGGCTATAACGAAATCAACAATCGCAAGAGATGTGTCACTGCCGTCATCCAGACCGGCTGCCTTGATTTCCTTGATAGCAATCAGGCGGTTTTCCTTTTCGAGAAGTGCCTTCTCGCGTTCGGCGATTTCCTTTTCCTTTTCTGAAAGCTCAAAATTCTTCAATTCGTCCGCGTCCATGTTTGCCTTTTTGAGCGTTTCGATTTCGCCGCGCAGCTTCTTGTTTTCGTTGCCGAGCTTATTGGTCGCACGGTCAACTGCCTTCTGAATCACCTCCTCGATGTTGCTGCCCTTGTTTTCGACTGGCTGCTGTTGTTCTGCCGCAGGCGTGCTTGCTGCCGTGTTGGTATGCTGCTCCGCTGCGGGAGTTCCAGTCGCTGGGGAAGTGATGGTCGTTGCTGCTTCTGCCATGTTGTTTTCCTCCTCGTTTGAGTTCCACATGTTCCCGTCATTGATGTCGGAAACATACAGCCCACATGATATATATGAGTCCACAGGTACGCGCCCACATTCCGAGTTCGCGTCGCTGCGTCCACCAAAGTTTGATGCCCAACCAGAATTGCGCTGGGGCTGCCTGACGTGCGTCAGCAAGCCAAGCAGAGGCGCTTTTACGGGCTACGGCTTATAGGAAAGGAGGGCACCCAATGAAGCCACGGGCTTTCGCCCGTGGTGGTACGGCTGGTAGGAGTCGAACCCACGACCCACGGATTAAAAGTCCGTTGCGCTACCGTTGCGCCACAGCCGCATAGAAAAGGCACCATTTTCGCGACCTCACGAAAATGATGCCTTGGGTATTACTTGGATTCGAGCGCCGCAACACGCGCTACAAGCGCGTCCAGCGATTCTTTGCTTGCCGCTCCGAGATTCGTCAGCGCATCTGCCGCATTGTCAGACCCAGTGCCGCCGCTCTCGATAGGGGTTACACCGTATAAGTCCTGTGCAGATACGCGGGGCTTCTCCATCGCCTTCCAAACGCCGCCTGCATAAGTTGCATCATACATCAGGAGCAGCGGTTTGCCTGCGGAATAGAAGGTCGCAAGGCTCGGTGTCGCAGAAGCCACATTGTTGAACGTAAGCGGAAGCCGAATGCCGTGCGCGCCCAACCGATTCACGTTCAGAGTAGGACTTGCTGATGCTGAGTTCCGAGCGGGGCTGATGGTGATTCTCATGCCATGTTTCAGTTCCGTAATGCCCGGAATTGTCACGGTATAAGACACGCCATCCGACGACGCCGCCGTATAAATGGCGTTCGCACGTTGACTGACGTTCTGCCAGAACCGGCGCAGTCCTTCAAGGGTAATGAAGGTCATGCTTCATCCCTCCGATCAGGCGAAGATGGCATCAATTTCTGCATTCGTCGCCATCTCGATGGCAACAGTGCCGCCCAGCGCATCCCACGCCTCCCCAGTCCATGCGTAGTTGCCGCCGTCCGCCTCGACATTATACACGTCGCCCTCCGCAACGTTTGTGGTGGGTAGCGCGCCAACGTTGGCGACAGAACCCTTGTACTTGTAAACACCAGTAATGTCCGTCTTCTTGACGTAGTCGGCAGCATCCGTCAGCTGAGAGACCTTCGTGGGGATTGTGGGTCTGCCAGTCAGGTCGGAATAGGCGTGAGAATGGGAGGCGAGCGCATATGTCCCATTGTGGTTATGGTCACCGTCCGCTTTTGCGTCCCACGCGGTCTTCTGGGCGGCGGTCACATGGACAGCGTTGTTATTGCTGTGGGTATATGCTGCGTCGTAGTTGCCTTTCAGCGTCGCTGTCAGGTCATTTGTGGAAAGCCCCTTGCCGGAGACCTTGTCTACCTTGCCATTCAGCGCTGTGTCGATGTAGTCCTTCGCCTTTGTCCAGAAGCGGGTAAGACCGGTCAGATTAACGAGCTTGCTCATGATTCATTCTCCTTTATGCAAAAATTGCGTCGATGTCGGTGTCGGTCGTCGTCTCCTCAATCATCTCGCGCAACACGCGACCTTGATTCGCGGAAAGGGCAGCAGAAAAATCGTGGCTGTCCAAGTTGTCAATGACTTCAACGTTTTCGCCCATTGCTACTTCCTCCTGCACGGGTACCGAATTCGTTTCATGCTACAACCTCCGATGATGTATTTTCCTTCGCCCTTGATGGGCGCAAGAAACGCGATTAGGTGGTGCTTGCAGCTTCCAGAGCCGCTACACGCTCCAACAATTCATTCAGCTTTACATCGGTACGGCTGTAGCTTTCGTCGGTAATGTTGAGGAACTGGACAACGTTGTTCAGCGGATAGAATACCTGCAAGTGTGAAGTAGGCACTCCGCCGAGCGTCCCCTTGACCACGTTCACAATGATGTCGCTGGTAAATTTCAGATAGCGTCCTGAACCTGCATAAGGCGTGAAAGTTCCATTCAGAACGTAACTGCCGCCTTCCAGATCGCGCAGTACGACTATCTCGTCCGGCGTGTTGCTTTTGCTTTCGATGTACTGAATGGGCATTTTGCCCCATGCAGGCAATCCGTTCTTCACCATCAGAATCTTTCCTTCGTCTTCTTCGGTGATGTCCGGCAGCCTTACAACAGCCATCTCAGCATTCATCCCCTTTCTGATGATTCGGACGATAACATCCAGCATTCTGTTTCCTTCCTTTTGGAAGTCGGGAGATGGTCAGACTTCATACACTGCCCGCAGAACAACGTCTGAGCGGACACCTTGGTTGTTTGCTGCATGACCGACAATCTTGTTGTCATGGACATAAATCATCTTGATAATCCGGCTTTCCGTCGCCACGTCAGACTGATTCGCACCGATGTACCTCGGAACATCGCAATAGAACGACTTGCCAGCCCACGTTCCGCCAGAAGGATTCCATTTCGGGATGATGGTTGTTACGAAATCACCATCATTCGCCGTGCCGGTGCTGGCATCGTAGTCGCTCCACAGCAGCATCCAGCCTGTTCTGCACTCCGACAGCTTCTTAGTTGGCGTGACAGTTTGGCTGGCACTCATATAGTAAACACCGCTCCACAGAAGGTCGGGCAGTCCTTTGTAGAGTGCTCGCCATCCGCGCCATGTTCCAGCGTCGTGATACCCTGCATAAACGGAACCAGACGTGCCGAACGCAAGCACCCATCCATAATTCGTGGTGTTTTCACCAGTCTTGTGGATGATGTAACGGAAGCCCTCCGTGCCGTTCGGCGCATTGGTCGTTCCTGCCGATGTGCCACCTCGTGAATAGGCAGTATACATGCCTGGAGCAAGCGCGGTCAGCTTTGCGACGACATCCTGACCCGTCCACGACACATACACATCGCCATTGTCTTTGGTAATCGTCATATCTTTCGATGTGATGACCTTCGCCCAAGAACTCCAGCCGTAATCGCCGATCTTTGTGCGGGTGTATACCTCGTGGTCGGTTGAGTTGATGCCGCCGTGCCTGAGCCAGAACTGCTTGACCGTCTGCGTCGTCGGGTTGCTCGTCCACGGAACGACAACCAGCCAGCCGTTGGAAGTCCCGGAAGGTCTGTTGACGGGCTGATTCGCAACGGAGAATGAATAGACCCCTGCAACCGCGTAATCGTTCAGATTGGTGTTCGCCTCTGTCACAGGCGTAGTGCCGTGAACATGTGCTGCCGATGCAAATGCAGAAGCATGTTTCCCATCCAACGTGTCTGCATTGCCACCGTTTGCAGGGAGGGAAGCAGGAATACTCGGAATGGTGGGCTTATTGGTCAGGTCATTGTAGCTGTGCGTGTGACCAGAAGCGGCATACCCCGTATGCGTGTGGTTTGTGGCTGCATAGCCGCTGTGCGTATGGTTCGCGGCAGCGAAACCAGCGTGCGTGTGGTTCTTGGGAGCATAGTCAGTATGCGAATGTCCCGCCGCTGCGAACTCCGCAGCATGTTTTCCATCTACTGTGTCGGCGTTACCACCGTTCGCCGGAAGCGACGAAGGGATGGTGGGAATCGTTGGTTTATTCGTCAGGTCGTTGTAACTGTGACTGTGATTCGCCGCCGCGTAACCCGTGTGAGTATGGTCAGCGTCAGCTTTGCCCGTTTCCAGTGTTTCAATGTCACTTTCGATGGCATCAAGGTCATCAGTCAAGCAACGGTTTCTGCTCGTATCTCGCCAGATTTCGTTCGTCGAGTAAGTAGGGGAGAAGTTGGGATTCGCCATACTGTCTACCTCCATAGACGGTCGAAAAGGAAACATACAAAAAGGACTGAATGAATTCAGCCCTTTATTTCCAACAGAAAAGCGCTCCGCATCTCTGCAAAGCGCTAATGTATGTTATTCAGGCTGGTAAAGCTCACACTTGCCACCTTCCCAGAGAACTTCATCCGGTTTATTCTCGAAAGCATGGCATGTGCAAAACTTATACCTTTCAACCTTCTCGCCTCTCACCTCAATGGTGTTGAGCCGAAATTTGCAATTTCTACACTGGATGTCACTATCAGGTTCCCGTGTGCGGAAGACTTCGTCTCTGTCCATGACAATGCCCCTCCCATAAATGGATAATATATTCTACCACGTTTCCGCGATAATTGCAACTCCGTTACTGACTAACAATGTCAACATCAACATAAATCCGGCTTCCGGACTTTTTAACCTTAGTGATTCTAAATTTCGTGCCTCTTTGCAGTATAACCTCGAACTCACTACCGAAACTGCTCTGCCCTGTCTTACCATCCCAGTTTAGTTCTGCTCCGCTCCCGTATTTTGAAAACGGTTCAGCATAGATCATCTTTGTACCCTTTGGCGCATAGATGTTAAGAATCAAGCGACCGGAGAACCCGCTGCCCTTTGCCGCTGCCGTAGAAACAAACGCATCATCCGTTATACCTTTGTTAAGAAGTTTCAGTTTCAGTTCATCTTCGGAGTAATCTAACATTTTTTCCGGGATACCAAGGAATGCGGCTGCACCAGAATCACTTTCAATACCACGCTGAAGCCAGATGTCGAAATCGTACTTGCTCTTGTTGATGAGGTTTGTCAATTGCTTAATGCCTTCGCCGTTTCCCTCATTGTTAAGGTCAACGTTGCCCGCCCCTTTGAAGTTGTGCCAAGAGCCATCATAGCCGCGCAGAGGGCGGTTAAAAGAACCGCTCCCAGCTGTATACTCGAATGCAGCCTTGCGTTCTTCCGCCCGTGCAGCTTGCCATACAGCACCGGTATCAGGGCGCAGCACCTTATCCGCACGAGGCTTTGCGTCGGCACCAGTGAACCAGTACGCCTTGTCCTTTCGTTCCTTGGAGAATTTATCATCCAGTTCAAGTCCGTATCGCTTCTTGATTTTAGCAAGTTCATCAGCTTTATCGTTCAGGAGTTTCTCCAGCCTCTTAATCTCCGAAGGATCACCAGAGGGGACTGCAGCAAGACTTTCGAGCTTCTTCTTGAACGCGGTTTTGGTAGATGAGAAGTATGTGCTACCATCAACAAGACCCTTGATTGTGGAATCAGCGTACTTTTTCAGAATGGCGTCAAGTTCACCATCATCTGAATTAGGAAGGATGACCTTCAACGCATCTTTGAGCTGCTTCTGGTCATAGTTCTTGACTTTTGTGCCCATTGAGACCTTTTTCATGACTGGCGATTTGAGATTCGTTATTTTTTTCGTCAGGTCGTCAATGTCTTCCTGCATTTTCTTCGGGTCAATGCCGCGAACCTTCATCAACTCAAGTCTTGTGGCTTTGAGATTATCCGAAACACTATCCAATGACTTCTCAATCGTTGTGAGCTTGTCCTTTGCGAGTGCGTATTTTTTTCCCGTTTTCTCAAATTCATCGCAAAGTGCCAGCATGTCCGTCTTGCTGTTTGCTTGAAAATATGCTTTCTTTGCAGGGAGGCGCTCTTTCAGTGCTTCATAATCCTTCGCAGAGACCGGATTCTTCCAGATGTTCGCAAACTGTTTTGAATCAAGCTGCTGCATTTCATTTTCAACAGCATTGTAGTCCGCTTTCAGCTTACCTTGTTCGCCAATCAGCGTCATTTCTTTTTTGAGCGTCTGCTCTTCCAATACGGCAGGCGACCCTGGAAAATGTTTTCCCGTCTTTGCGAAAAACTCCGCATCGTTCATCATCTCATAGGACACATAGCACCGGCAGTTGATGTCATGCCCAGCAATGCCGCTCTGACCCGGCGCATCGGCTTTGTTGCCATCGAGAAGGTCGAACGGTTCATCAGCGAGCACCGTCTGCCCTTCCAGCTTCATGTGGTTTGCGCCATTGCCCATCTTGGTAGACCAGCCCTTTTTCCCCCTCCGGCGGCGTTGTGGGCGCACACGCTCGTCCTTCATGGTATGCCACGTCTTGCACATGCGCATTCCCGTTGTGCCTTTCTGTAGTTCCTTATCTACAGATTCAGCAGCATCCTTGTTTCCTGCTTCTCGGACGCGGTGTGCTTCCGTGCGGGCAATCCGCATGGCGTTCTTATATAAGCCGTTCTCTTTATCCAGTGCGACATTGATTTTCTGGGCAATCGTGGCGTACCGGTCGCCGTTCATCAGCCCGACTGCAACTGCCTGCTTGATGTCGTACACGATGTCCCGGTGGTTCTTTTCGAGCGCGACTTCCATGATTGGATTCTTGACTACCTTCCTGATCTGCTCTGGTGTGATTGCCAAAGCATCGGCAAACGTTTCGTCAAGACCAGCACCTGCCATGACTTTATCAACGCCCTCAATCATGCTCTTGTAGCTCAGCTCGTAAGTATCGTTTACAAGTTGGTGCAACTCCTTTGCCACTTTGGGCGTAGCAACGGATACGCGCCTCTCGATTTCTTCAAGGAAGCGGGCATCATAGCTTGCCTTTTGTAGATCAGAAAAGGACAGAGAGCCATCGCCTGCCGCATACTTTTCATGTACATCAGCAATGTAGGATTTCAGGTCCTTGAGCAGCTTCCTGAACTCCTTGCGAATGGCTTCTTCTGCCCCTTCCTCCCGATGCTCGGCAATACGGCGTGCCTGCGCCAGATAGTAGTCAAGGTCTTTCGCCACGCCGTATCACCTCCAAACAATTATGATTGATTCACCCACGCCTGACATTCTTCCATCGTGTACGCGCCGCTGACCACCTTGAAGCTGTGCAGCGTTCCGTCAAAGAATCTTCCGTGCGTGCCGTCGGACTTCTGGTAGCCGCCGAGAAGCAGCGATTTGGCGACTGCTGTTTTGTAGCCGC